CTTGTACCCATGTCTATTTATTTTTGAATTAATAATAACCCCACCTGATAGTGGGCGTTACAAAGTTCAAAAATTAATAATCCTAGGATCGTGATATATGTCATCATCAAAGCACGTCATGTCATGCAATTGGTATTAATAAGAACCGGTACAAGACAAAAAATCCGGAACGTATCACTACGGCCCGGATTCATGCAAATCTATAAATTCAATGTTTCAATGCTCGAAAGAAAACGTCTCACGACGTCAAAGAGAGATTAACTACACGAAAAATCTCGCATCAACTTATTTGTATTAGCAGTGTATTCATTAACTATCTTACTGGATGAGGGATCATCCTCTATCCTTGATAGACGGTTATCGTCACTCCTTACCGTAACGTCACCCATCCTTCGTACCATGTTTTCTTGATATGATGATGGATCGGAGTATATAAGATCATCAACGAACCTGTATATTGATCCATCAACCGTCTCTCCTACCTTCTCATATAGGCCAGATTGGAAAGACACGAAATCGTCGTACCTCCCACGAGCCAAGAACGAGCCGTCCGGCCTCTCCTCGACACCGCCGTTGACCTCCCGGAGCAGGCCCGGATTCCTTTGGTACAGATACCTGTAAAACCCGACATCCATCATCCTATCCTGTCTATCCAGATAGAAAAGATCCCTCATGCTGCTGTCGCTGGACTCGATAGCCACATCAAACAACAGATCTCTTACCTGACCATCCGGCAACGACATCTCCATGCTTTTTAACGTACCTCTGTCATGGTGGTTCAAAGATACGTTATAAAATCCATTAAAATCAAGGAAGCGCAAGACATTATTATATAAATCCGATTTTTTTAACCTTTCCTTGATCTGGATCTTCCTCAACGATGTACAGGATTTGATAAAATCCCGATCCTTTCCCTGCCTAGCCTCGTATCTCCTGAACTCCCGATCAATATCGACATCATCCATCTTAGGGGTTACGGGATGCTGGTATATCAATCTGGTAAGGATCATGTTCTCAGTATTCGAGGATGAGATGTTGGACATAACTAGCTTCTTTATGTTATCCTTGATCACGTCAATATCGGAACGGGAAGCCCCGGCGGGAACCACGCCAGCCGGCAAGTACGAGGGCCGCTCTATCCCGATATCGGCCAACATCTCATAGGCCTGATCGGTGTCGGTTATCGGGGCTGTGTTATGGTACGTATTCCTACCCATATACAACATGCTCCTATCATACATATCGGAAGGGGATGTATTCCCGGACCTTACATACACCATCCTATCACTGGTAGAATAAGTATCCTGAACCTCGTATATCGGATTCCCTTTTCCTGTTATCCTATCAAGATCGGAGATAAAGCTATCGTATACCGAATTGCCTGCCTGTATGGAAGATAACATGACATCCAGCGACGCCATAAGATCACGGATATCCTCCGGTCTGGATATAACCATCTCATCGCTGATCGCCTCGCTTATATCCACGCCCATGTCGGCAAGATCCATAGCTATATCATACAGACGTCCGGAAACGTCCTTGATGTCCTTAAAATCATCCATATCGATTATCTCCCCAACCTTATCCCTTAGACCCTTCATATCCTTAGGCATACTGATATACGGTGTGGTACTATTGAAGTACGAGTCGGTAATCGTATTTCCGTCCTGACTCCGAACCTCCATACGGGTCATATTACGGTACGTGTCATACATCCGATCTGCGTAATCCTGATCCTCCTGATACCGGAGTGCCAAGGAAGGGTAGGGGACGGAGGTGAAAGCCCGGTCAAACTCCCGGCGGTCGCTGATACCGCCTACCGCCCTCATGATCGTATCCCTTACCTCTATTGGATTCAAGCCCCTTCTCTTTCCTAACGAGTCATATGTATCCTCATATATCATATAATCATCACCAAGGCCTGACTCGGAGGACAGGAAATACATATCCTTCTCATTAAGATCCCCGTCAGACATAAAATCGACAATCCTCCTCATCATATCCCTTACCCGATCATACGCCGATCGGTTGGTCATGATATTATCAATCTCATCGGCGTCATACATCCCAGATCGCTCAAGATTGTACCTATTGAGGAATATATCACCGCCGGAAAGGAAGTTAGATACGATCATATCATTAAGATCATTGATATTATCAACGCCCAAGGAAGTAAGGGTGTTATTGATATCCTTAACCTCATCGGCCATGAAATTGCCGGCGAAATAGTTCTTTCGCTTGATAAATGACATAACATCATCATACCTAGGTTCCCCATTACTATCCAGATCATATTCTGATGGCATGGACATCCAATCGCCAAAGAAAGACACGAAGTCGGGGGAGTAGGCCGTACCCCAGACCGATAAGGCCTGCTTCTGGTCGCCCAGCACCTCCATCGCCCTTTGGTATAATCCGGATGGTTGGTCGTTCGGGGCAAGGACATTATCTACCCCACCCTCCTTATTTTTTATAACATAACAA